GGCGGTCTTTCCCTGCGGTCAGACGTTATTTATTATTCTTCCAAAGGAAGAGCGTCGAGGCCAAAAGGGCCAGAGTTACCGGTTCCAAACGGACCGGGCTAACGTGTAGATAGATATCTTCGCGTAACCGTTGCTCCCCCTGACAATGTCGGGGTCTGTAGGGTCACGTTCTCCAGAGCGTGTGTATACACTATAGGAGGGATATACCCAATCACCAGCGTAGCGTTTCTTTAGACGCCGAGGCCTAAGTGAATAGGATTCGAAGAACCCACCTTCCCAACCTCGCCTTTTGTATTTCCGTCCGAGTCTTAAGCTGAAAGAGCCGATCAAATGACCGTCTCCGTAGCCGTCAGGCCCGTACAGACGTAACGAAGGTTCAGTCCAACTATGTACGAGATTGGCAAGCTCATGCTCACCATTTCGCACAAGGAAGTTGTGGAAGGTATACAGGGTCAGCTCGTTCAATGGACGTTTCCAGTAGAACGGCCGGATACTATTGCCATTTAACCAGTCAGCGCCGCAGGATTCCCTAAAGGGCCCGGATAGGAAGGACTTCTCATTGTTCACGAGAAATCCTAAGTCTTCCAGAGTCTCAATAAGGTACTGCGAACATTCGGTCCCGATAATTATATCGTCGCCGAATACACTGACATCAGACTGGGAGTCGCAGAGGACGGTACACGCTTTGGCTAGGGAGTAAAAAATCAAACTCTCCAGCTCGAACGTAAATCCATTTCCCATACTGCTAAACTTTTCCAGCCTGCGGGGCCCGTCTAACGTTCCTATTTCACCGGTTGTCCAGCTTAATAAGAAGTCAAACCACTCTTGTGGGAGTAGCTTTTCGACGACAGATAAGGAAATGGTGTCCGACGCGGAAGAAAGATCGATAGTAGCGTAGCTACCGTCGACGCTTCCCTTCCGCGCCAGCTCCTGGTTCCTCGTTTGATCTGTTAGGTCAACCCCTACGCAACGTAATAATCGATCTTTTAAATACCGGCCTATCCCTTGTTGGCAAAAGCCATTAAGGACAGGTTCGACAATAATTGACCTCATACTACGGGCGTCTTTAGGCACGAAAGTCAATTTCCCAGGGTGAATAGCAACATCCACGTCGCAGGGGTAGCAGTACGGACCCTCAATAGGATTACTCCTATAAAAGTCCAATTCCGCGTCCCTTTGACGACTGTGATGCAGTACCCACTGCGGTACCTGCGCTAGCAGATCACCTACCACTGGAAAACTTTCTCGACTACACGCTAGACTTGCAGTAAGCTTAACCCTAGGGTTAGCTTCTGCCGCTTTGACGTTTGTCGTTGCCCCGGGCCCAAAGGAGAACTTTAAGTTACTCAGAGACGGTACCTGACCGAGGATTCTTTTGGTTACCTTTCGAGCCTCATGAAGGGCTCTCCAGGTTCCAGCACTTAGCTGGTTAGAATCAAGTCTACGGTTAGTCGCCGAGCACCTTACCTCCATCTCATCAAACTTGCGCATTGCTACAGCCTTCGTGTCGATACCAAGGTCCATCCACTCCTGCTTTTGAAGCAGGGCATGGACTTGCCTCGCTAATACGAAGTCACGTACGGTAGTATCGGTCCGGTAGTCGAATTGGTAATTGACCAGTTCGATGTACTTACCCTCCCGTATTAAAGCTGAGAGCTCCCTTGTTAAGGGCCCTCCCAAGTCTGAGAGTAGGCTAGAGACGTCTGCAAGGAAGCGTTTAGCTTCCCTGGCTTCTTTAGGCGTAACCCAGTCAACCATATCGATGGTCTCCTTTATCCCTTCCTTTTTAGGAAGGAGTTGGTTATTGGTGAAGGCCCGTATTAGTTCGGGATAATCACCGACGTGAAGGACAGAGTGACCGGCAGGGTGGAATTCTTCCACGCGTCTGCAGCCGAGCTCTGATCGAGGACACCAGTCGCCGTGGTGCTAGAAGCACCCGACAGGAGTCCACACGCCATCTTCAGCAGGTTTGCGCGATCAGCCGAGGTCGACCTAGGGTCGACGATAGCCGTTGCGTAAAACTTGTTGGTATATGCGACCTTGGGAGGTGCAACATACCCAGCCGAAGTGCCAGAAGCGCCAAGAGTCTCCATTACAGGGACTTCCAACGCCATGGATACCTTCGTTTCACCACTCTTCAAATCCTCAGATGAGACGTAAAGTCTCATCTGCCCCTGGAGGGGAACGCCGGCAATCGCCGTGCGCCAGAAAGGTCTCGGAGTGTCGGTGACGGGGATGAACGTATACTCCACAACAGCGGAAGTAGTGTCATCCTTCACCAGAAGGTTTGTCATTGCAGCCATTAGCTGTCTCCAACGTGAGTTATGGCCTACGATTATTCGTAAACCACTGCCCTTGACAGGGACTTAGGATCACCTCTTAAAACGCTGCTGAGCTAGTGCAATTGCATTGAATATTCTCTTACCCTCGAAACCTTGGGTAAAGGAAGGCATAGGTATCTCCGGAGACCCGCCCAATATGGTCCTGCTATAATAAGCAGCTTGCCGTGTAATCCTCGGTTGTCGGACTAATGTCTGATACCGGTGACTATAGGCATGATAACCACAAAGCGGGTACGGCCCAACCCATGACCAATTCAACTGCGACTCGGTCCCAAACTTGTTCACCACCATCCATCGACCATTAAGGGCGGGGATAGTGTTGAGGTTCTCGAAGTACGTGCCAATCGGCACGAACCAATCGATGACGAACGAGTAGGGAATGATCTCCCAGGCAACCGTCAGGGGGTCAAGAAGACCCAGAGCGCGATTCGCATCAAGCGACTCGTAGAGCTCAAGGATGTAACGATGTGACCTCTTAAAGGTCTGCTTCATTACCTCCCCCATAGGGCCCGACAGGTAGTAATGCGTTGTACTTGTCTTGCACGAAGAGGACATCTTCATGGAACGAGTATCCTCAGTTAGCACATTAAAGGCTTTAACAGCCTCGTACGTGTCACTGAGGGTAGGCAACCACCCATATTGGAGTTCCAACCAGCGCCCACTTATATCAGAAGCCTTTAGCTTCGACACTCGTGGGGACGCCCCTAGACAGCGTGCGGCCGTGGCGAAATCGCCGTGGCGTAAAGCCATCATAGAGCGTCCTAGCTTACCGAGATTGCTAACCACCATAGAGGAGGTTAACTTAGCCTGGGCTACATTCACGGCTAGATTAAAGTCGTGACCCCTTGCCGAGGCAACGATACGGGACAGGGCCCGGTTCGTTTCTGATGAGGGCATCAACAACGTAGGGTACGATCTATAGACGTTGGCACTTGTGACATAAGTCTCAGTACCACCGCCCGGTAGATTGCACTTCCACTGAAGTCGAATATCATCGATCGTCGTGAGCTCTTGCTCGCAGGTCCAAGCATTCCACTTCTGGAGACCAGAGTTGTAGTACTTGCCATTATCACCATCCCAGCTTTTGAACCTCCAGGATCCGGCCATGCCGGGAGTCTTAGAGGGTAGGGAGGGGGATCCGAACGACCCGGTAGTCATCGAGAGTACGGCTTTGTTGAAGCCGTCGCGTTGCAGTCAGACCCCCGAAGGGGCCTGACCACGCGGCCTTTCAGCGTGAGTAACCCGGACATTCCTCTTAAGGATCGCAAGAAGTTTAGTTGGATCTGGAGCTCGAGCTCTTTGGAACATCCGAAAGGGTGCCCATAGAATTCCCAAGCACAGCCAACTTTCCTGCGAAACTCCCGTTGAGGGGTTGTCCTTTTAGGTGACATCGCGCTTATCTCCCATGATAGGGACCCCAACAGTGGGGCTACCTTCTTGCAAAAGAAGGTGATTAAGGACCTTGCGGAATGCAAG